GAGCATCCTTACCCATCTTAATCTGTTCAGACTCCGCTCCACTAATAACATTACCTTTAGTAATCATCTTCTGTGTCATGAAGTTAGTATAAGCCATAAGAGCAGAACTACCTGCTGTACCACTTGTGGCTTTAGCCGCTATCTGTTTAGCCGCCCCACTCATAGCCTGTCGCTCTACATTTGTTAACTGTACGCCTGTCTTACGGTTTATATCTTGTTGTGAGTCTTTAATATTAGTAGTCTGCGACAGCATATTAGCTATCACATTGTTCTGTTGTATTTGTAGACTAGCCTGTTGCTGTGCTAACTTAGCGTTCTGCTTATTACCTCCCATAACAGAGCCGAGAATAGCACTGCCGCCTCCAATTACAGCCCCTCCAACCATCATATATGTCATTTATTTTCCTCTTAACTGCTTACTTCGTAATTGGGATAAGGCTTCCACGATGTGTGGTCTTCCTTTCTCTACTAGTTCGTCTTCTGCACTAGCTACATCTGTTTGTTTGGTAGCATGTATAGTAGTCCATATAACATCATCAACTGCGTATACTGCTTTCCTTACTCCTTCCCCTGAAGGGAATATAGCAGGAGCATTTACTTCTTCTACTTCATGTTCGTTAGTATATACATGGGCTGTCCCTTGTACTATTATATTTATATGTGCTCGTTTGTGTCGTTTCCCTGTTACTAAAGAGCCTTGGGGTATTAGCATAGTACGAGCATACATGCCATCTACAAATAAATGGTTTAGCTCCCCCTCTACTTGTGGGTACTTTAGTAATTCTTCTTCTATCTTGTCTATAGCTTCTTCGTTATCTTTAGTTAGCTCTGTAGACATGACTTATCCTTACGCTTATATAGGTACAAGTCAGTAGTACCTTCCACCGCCTCTGCGTGGTTCTTAAGTATACTTGCGTTCTTTAACATAAAATATACATCATGTCCCTTACTAATCTGGTCTTTATGCTTCCTATAAGCCTTAAGTAACCCATAATGAGTACCATCTTGCCATAGTATATACTTCCCTATACGTCCTACAAAGTCCATTGCATCACATACCACCCAACAACTGTCTCCCTCATAAAACACATCACATTTTGCTTGTGCCATACTGCCCCCTTGTTAGTTTACTTACTTTTAATTACTTAGCCCCACACCTAATACAAGGACGAGGGCTACAGTAACAGACAGGTGTATCACTCACCTTTAGGTGTATCCTTAAACACCATACCGATAATACCTGATCCTGCAATAGTTACTGCTATAATCTGATTCATCATGTCTGGTTCAATAGTTAAACCAAGACCACCAAAGAACATTATGATTCCTCTGATAGTACTTGCTTCTCCTAGTCGTTCTAATATGTATTGAAACATATACATCTCCAATTGTTAGTTATGTGTAATACACCCCTAGAATCTCTTGAAGTACCACAACTGCAAGTGCGCTTCCAAATATGCACAAGCAGATGTAGTAAAAGAGAGTCTTAACGTGTTCATAAAGCTGTTTAAACATAGGCATCACATCTTAATAGCTTCAATGATACCCATCTGTGTTGCTATTGCGTACCCAACAGCCCCGTAAGCACAGGCTTTGATTTGGATTAACTGTCTGTTAATGTCTTGTACTAGTCGCTCCATTTCATCAATCCTTGCGCTGTGGACTCTGATTACTGTGTCCATTTCAGAACACTTTTCTTGTGTTGCCATTTATCACCTACGTCTTTGGATATTTGTCTTTAACTACTTGAATACTCGCTTTCCACCCATCAAGACCGTTGTGAAAGATAGTGTCCAACTGATCGACAATCGGTGGGTATTCTTGCGCTCGTTGGCGTTGAAAGAGGTTGTTGTCGTATTCTGATTGCAACCGATTTATCTCTGCGGTTATCTCTGCGTCTGATGGTTGGGTTTGGGTTGTGTCTAGCCACTCTAACTCATCACCTTGTAACGCCCATTCTGCTTTTGGTCTGAGAGATTGAAGTGCGTCTATTATAGTAATCATGCTCCAATCTCCATTAAGGTAATTACACTGTCGCTTCCCTTGCCGTTAACTCTTACGGTATCTCCCGAACTTGCGCTTTTTGCGTAAAGTACATAAGCAGTTGCACTTGTTGTACTCGGACTATCAAGAAAAGTTAAGGTTGTATGTTGTTCGTTATCTGACATACTAGTATCATCATGGAAAGTTGCCAATCCATCTGCCGAGCCTAAATTGGTACTATCCCTATAAATTGTATAATATGTAACTACTGTGCCGACACTCCGTGTACAAAAAGACATAGTTATCCAAACCTTTGAAGATGTTGCTGAAGGCGTAATAGAAAGAGTGTGTGATGTGACTGCCGTATAAGAGGTCGCAGTAGAACTATAGCTTTGGTCTATTGCCCCACTTGATACAACCTTTAAAACCTTGCCAGTAGTAATACCAGTAAGACTTGCCCCTGATATTGCAGGAAGATTCCCTGTCAGCTTCGTAGCATCAATGGTTGTACTTGTGAATAATCCTGCCGAACTGATGGACGCTTTTTCTACACCATTCGCTTGGAACTTTATGTCCTTTGAAGCACCATCAGCATTTAGCGTCAGGTGTTCTGAGGATGATTTAATCGTACTCATTATGTATCTCCTAATCTCAGCACTATAAAGTTAGTTCTATTATTATTTGTGCTCCCATTGACAACTGAAGTTGCTGGTGCTACTTCTGCACTATAACCAAATTTAACTTTTACATTTGCTGTGTCAGTTACATCAAGTAAATATTGGGCAGTAGAAGAAAGTTCATAATTACCACTAGACCTTTGGATACCCACAGAACCATACGCGGCATTTGTATAAGAAGAATTGTTAGTTGTAACTGCTATCGCACTCTTACAGCCTGTTTCGTCATTTTCAAGTGTTACATATAAAGCATAATTAATAAAATAAACACCTGTACTTGGAAAAGTAAATACACCACTTGATTCTGTTAAAGCACTTCCAAGAGAACCAGCCGAATTTGTATCAATTACTTCCCATTGAGAAGTTAAATAATTATCCCCAGTTGCTAAAGCAGTAGTACCAGTTTGCCTCCAATTAGTGGCTACCGTAACACCAACACCACTCAACTTTGACCCTGCAATTGCCGCACTCGCATTAATATCAGCGTTGAGTATCGTGCCGTCTAGAATCTTTGTTGATGTCACCGCAGAGGTTGCCAGTGTGCCATCATCGACAATGCCATCGGGTAGTCCACCTGTGCTAATGCCAGTGATTGTCCCGCTTCCGTTAATCGTAATAGCCATTATGTGACCTCCTCTTTCCAGCTAGTTGTTTCTTCATCCCATGAATATCTTTTGTCGTCATCTGGGTATGGGGTTGGAGCATCCCAGCGACAAGTGTCTTCATTGAGTAGCCAACTTGGGTAGGGTTTTGGTGGGATGAAAGCATCTCTTGCTTGGTCGTATGTGAAACCAGCCCCAGCATAGTTCTTTCTGAATGTATTATTATAAGATGTTTGTTTATACCAACCACCTCCATAAAGGTTAGTTAGGAAATCAACACCTGTTTGTTCTTGTTCATTGCCTGAAGCATCTGTGATTACTTCATTAACAACCACCTCAACAGAGATTACTGTGTTCTTATTATCTAGTTTTGCATAATGTGCCATAATATCCTCCTATGCTGTGAATGAGCCTGAGCCTGTAAATTTAACGATAGTATCACTATCACTTGTTGTAACCGTAGGTGAGCCTGTAAATGTGCCTGAGTAGTCTGTTGTAGGCATTCTTAGAATAACCACACCAGATTGTCCACTAGTGGAGCCAGTAGTATTACCACCGTGTCCTGTATTAGCTATATTCGCCCAACCAGAACCACCACTGCCATCACTACCTGTCCAACCTCTCATACCACCACCACCAGCACAATAAGTTATTGCACTGCCACTTATAGAACAAGATAAACCAGCGCCACCCGTACTACCTATCTGTGAATTATTTACTGTTAAGCCGACACCACCAGCACCCCCACCCCCAGCACCACCTTCACCGTCAGCCCCTCCAATAATAACATTACCGCCAGCATACCCTTGCAAGGAAGTTCCACTTCCCCCAGAAGAAGATGTACTATTTCCTCCATATTGTCCACCACCAGAGCCCCCATTTTGTCCTGATGTGCCACTTGCTATACCCCCTAAGCCACCTGCAGTAGATGTAACTGTTGAGATTGCAGAGTTGTTAGATGAAGTAGATGATGTATCACCAGAAGCACCTGCACCAATGGTTATTGTATATGTATTATTTTTAACGAGGCTTAGTTGAGCCTCATTACTAGAGCCCCCTCCTGAAGTAGAACCATAAGAGGTACGCATACCTCCAGCACCCCCACCACCTCTATAGTACACACCAGTTGATGCACTTCCTTGACCACCACCACCAGCAATAACTAAGAAATCAATTGAAATACTAGGCCCAACAGCACCAGCACCCTCGCCTGTATTAGTCCAGAAATTTGCACCAGCAGTAGCAGTAGTACAAATGAACTGTTCGCCAGATGTAGAGTTAATCCAAAGGTGTCCTACGGCTGATGGATTACTTGATACGGTTGGGTCGGATGCTGAAACTGTTGTATCGGTTAAATCATTAAGAGAAGCAACCGTACTTAATGTACTGGTCGAATCAGGCAATGTAATCGTGCGGTCTGTTGATGTGCCTGCTGGAGTTGTTAGGGTGAATGTAGAAGTGCCACTAGCGTTACCCTGTATCTTGACCTTACTCATGCTAGCACCCACGTACTGCCAGTAGGAATGGTAACGCTTGACCCAGTTTCAATGGTGATGGGAGAAGCTGAAATAGCATTGTTGCCCGTCCCGATGACATAAGTCACTGGTGTCGCCACCGTCCCGATTGTGTTCTTCATTTCATATAATCCCTTGGTCGTTGAATTAGCATCGGTATCTAGAGTTGCCCAACTAGCATTGGTTGCGTCTGTGGTTAGATACTTGCCAGAGTGTCCTGTTTGACTTGGAAGTGCATCTACTTCAGCCCAAGTCATTCCACCTGTAGCGGCACTTTGAGCAGAAAGAAACTGCCCATTAGTAGGAGCATTGGAGACTTTAAGATTAGCTTCGTCTACTACATTGCCTGCAATAACTGTTGCACCATCAGCAGTAGATGTTACTTCTCCTGAATGATTAGGATGAACATAGACTGTATCTGTATCAGCCGCCCAAGTCATTCCACCTGTAGCGGCACTTTGTGCTGTTAATACATAACCATTAGTAGGAGCATTAGATACTTTAAGGTTTGCTTCATCTACTACATTACCTGCAATAAGTGTTGAAGCCGCTCCTGTTGATGTCACTTCACCTGTTAGGTTTGGATGACTGTATGCGTTAATACCTATCCATGATGCCCCATCATAAACCTTTAGTACATCAGTAACGCTGTTGAAATATAACGCTCCTGTTGCTAAGGTGTTTCCATCATTATCTACTGTAGGCTCAGTTGCCTTTGCCCCTAAGTATGTATCGTCAAAGGCATCAAGACTTGCCGCAGCATTTGTAGCACTTGTTGCCGCTGATGTTGCTGAACCTGCCGAGGCTGTCGCTGATGTTGCCGATGCTGTAGCACTTGTACTAGCATTAGATGCTTGCGTTGTCGCTGTACTAGCAGACCCCGATGCGCTAGTTGCTGAACTTGCGGCATTAGTAGCGCTTGTACTCGCGTCACTTGCTTTAGTAGTAGCTGTTCCTGCTTGTGTTGTTGCTGTACTTGCTGAAGAGGTAGCGGATGTAGCAGATGCAGAGGCATTAGTCTCCGCAGTCTCAGCCGCAGTCTTGGCAGTCTCAGCCGCAGTCTTGGCAGTCTCAGCCGCAGTCTTACTAGTAGCGGCATTAGTAGCACTAGTCGCACTAGCTGTAGCACTTGTTGCTGATGCTGTAGCACTTGTGCTTGCGTCAGATGCTTTAGTAGTTGCTATTCCTGCTTGTGTAGTAGCTGTTGATGCCTGAGTTGTAGCAGTAGTAGCACTAGCTGTAGCACTTGTTGCTGAAGTTGCCGCATTAGTTGCACTTGTGCTTGCCTCGGATGCTTTAGTAGTAGCTATTCCTGCCTGTGTAGTAGCAGTAGTAGCATTAGCATTAGCATTATTGATGTTTGTAGCATTACCTGCTACGGCTGTTATATTAGTAGCATTACCTGCTACGGCTGTTATATTAGTAGCATTGTTTTTAACAGCAGTTACATCAGTTGCAATACCTGCGACAGTTGTTACATCGCCTGAAATACCTGCTACAGTATTTACACTAGCTATATTAGCGGCTACAGTGCCTATATCTGAAGGGGAGGTTATGAGGTCTGCCGCATCTGTCCCTACTTGAATAGTAATGGACGTTAATGTGACAGGAGCGGTGTCAAACACAATAGAGTTATTAATGACTGTGTAGTCATCTTTACTTGTTACACTTTGTGTACCGCCTGAAGGAGTCTCGTATACTTTTACGTGGTCATCTGAGATGATACGGAAACCAACACTGAACGTGTTAGTTGCTCCGTCACCTGTAAACACCTTATCTGAAATCATACTCTTTCCTTTTACTTTACTTTAAATTAAACAGTTCTTGATCTACTGTTATACCTTCCTTTTAAGTTAGTGGAATCAATACAGAAACCTGAATCTCCACTACTTTGAATTGTTATTCTCGTCTTCTTAGTTTCTCCCATAACAGACGCGCTATCTCCCACTTTAGTATGAGTAGCATCACCGACTTGTACCTTGATCTTTTGTGTTGACCCAGTTCTAGTCTGCAACTCTATCTTTCTTATTTGTAGTCTTCCTTGCTTGTCATCTACCTTAGCCGTACCACCCGTGTTAAATCCCCATTCACTTAACTCAATTGAGCTTGCGTAAGGGAGTCCAAGGTCTGATACTCCTGAGTCTCCTATAAGATCATTATAAGAAATAGACTCATAGTCTGTCTTAGCCAAGCTGATTCTTTTAAGTACCATCTCACCTTGTACACCTAGATCAGGATCGTTAAAGTGACATATCATATAGAGGTGATCCCCTAATACTCTTATTGCCAAGATGTGTGTCTTAGCACTTGCAAGCTCCCACCTATGCCATGCTGACTGTGCTTTCTTAGTACCTTCCCATGTCTGATTGTAGACATAGATATTAGCTCGTTCTGCATCAGAAGCACCACTAAGGATAAATAGCATATCGTACTTGTCACTACCTTCTAAATCGACAGCATTGTTAGGTATATACTCACTAACATGTGCTGTTATGTCTTCGGCTATATTATCAACAGAGTCAGGTACGTTGTAGTATTCCCTTACCTGTGTTCCTGCTCCTTTATTTACTGTAAAGTAAGTATTCGGACCGAGGGCAATAGGTTTCGTCTTAGGATTTAGACTGTACTCAGTTGACTGACTGATAGACACAGTATCGGGTCTTAACTCGTTATCAGAACTAAGGATATACTGTGCGTTAGCTCCAAACAATAGTAAGTTACGTTTAAAAGGGACAGCATATTTAAGGTTGACTACTTTATTTGAGTCAACAGCTACATCCACAGGGTCAGTAGCAAGTAGGTCAGTAACAGTAGTCCTAAAGAAGTTCTCATACAACCCTACTTCACTTAAGATAATAGAGTCTCTACTAATCATACCTAAACGGTTACGATAAAAGAATAAGTCTTCTATTGTGTAACCTACAAAGCTAGGCATAGAGTTAGTAAAGTCATCCCCTACCTTACGATCAGTATAGTCAAACTCTCCAAATGTAAAGTTAGTTAATGAAGTGCGCACGAGTGTATGAGGCATTGTAGCCTTGTCCATGCCTGTTTTTAAACCTGATGCTACTGACTCCTTCCATACACCATCAAGGTAATTAGTCCAAAAGCCTTCAAAGTTATTCTTCTCGTCTCCTGTTATCTTGATTAGCGTATTACTGCCTGAGTAACTTCCCATGTCTTCAGGTAAGTCCTGAATCTTACTCATGTAGCCCCACCATCCTTCGGAAGCCATGTTACCCCAACTGTCAGATACTTCCCAACTTCCTGCATTGTTCTTTAACTGTCTTAGTACACTACCTGAGTTAGTAGCACTACTTAAGTCTCCTGCCATTGTGTTAGCTACTGTTAAGGAGTTTTTACCATAAGCATTAGCACCAGTTGTACTTGATGCCTCGGTGTCAGTAGGGCGTAGTGTAGTCCCTGTGTTGGATATAACTTTATACTGGTATGTGGATGCTTGTTGGTTGTCTGTATTACCATAAGCAATGTAGGTACGCTTAACCCAATAGTAAGCATACTTCATGTGATGATTAACATCACTAGTACCATGCGTATATGTTGAGTTCTCTGCTACAACCTTAGTTTTGTTTACAAGGAAAGTAGTATCACCAATAGTAGTAGAAGTAAATGAATCTACTGGGTCTGCTGTTGATGGTATCCTTAAATAAGGTACACTATTAGCCCCTTTGCTCCAATTTGTTCCTACTACAGGACGTACATTTGTATGCGCTGTCTTAGATGTCCACCCACTTGTTACATTTACATCCCAATCTGATCCTGCTACAGGTGTTACGTTTGTGTTAGCTGTCTTAGCTGTCCACCCACTTCCTGCACTCTCTACCATATCTCCTACAGCATAGGTTGTAGCACTACTCCAAGCTGTTAGACCTGAAGCACTATAACTTACTAAATCACCTACAGCATAGGTTGTAGCACTACTCCAAGCTGTTACGTCAGAAGCACTAGAATCTATCTTTGTTCCGTCTAAGTCGTAGACAAACCATTCTCCGTCTAGTACAGCTACAAGGTAGGACTCTACTCCATCTCCTCGCTCGTATGAATACAAGTAAGGCTTTGTACCGTCTAAGTCAGGAAGTAATGCTATCTTTTCAAGAGGTGCTCTTCTACGTGTGCCATCTACAAAAGACACATTACAGTTTATCATTTCTTCTACTTGAGTAGCGTGTCGTGACTCTACTGCCTGTTTAGATACTCCGTTAACAAAAGAGGGTATAGTTTGATTTACTTCACTCACATCCTCCTCCTTATAGTCCTGATGGGTTTCTTGAACGAGTCATTGCTCTATTACTTGAGCCATCGTCATAGATGCTGTAGTTACCTATTCTCATTTCTTCACTAAGTAAAGCGGCATTAGATACAGCCATCTCTTCTTTTAGTATTCTAGCAGTACCATCTGAAACACTCACTCCTACTACACGTGAGTATAGCTTTGCTTTAGCTTTATCTACGATTGCTACTTGTGCATGACTAGGTAAGTCATCAAACTCAATATCCCATATAACATCTGCTTCAACTACCTCAGTGAATGTATGGGTATGATTCCCTTTGTCATACAGCTTGTTGTCTTTTATAATGTAATTAGGGTCAGCCGTAGTAGCATCTACTGATAGCGCACCATAGGGCATTACTATTGTGTCTGTTGCGTCTGGCATCATCTGCCACGCTATGTCTGTGTTAAAGGAATAACCTTTACCTAATAATTCTACTCTAGCTTCATTAAGAGCTATGTCTGCCAACTCAGCTTCGTATATACCTGTGATAGGTGTTACTACTGATGCAGTTGGTGGTCTTGTTGTTTGGGTGAATAGTGCTCCCCAATAATGTTCTGACGCTGTATAACTACTGGTACTTGCTGTTTCCCATGCTGTTCCAGTATATACTTTTAATTCTTTAGTTCCTACTGCCCAATTTGTTGCATTGGGAGGAGTAGAACCTGTGTGTGCTGTCTTAGCTACATACCATACGGGAGATGTGCCATGCTTTACCTCATCGTCTATGCTATATGCTTTTGTATTACTCCATGCAGGTAGATCAGCTACCACAACATCATGGAAGTAAGAATCCCCTTGCTCTACTATAGTAGTTCCTAAAGGTCTTTCTCCTATAGTAGTCAGGCAGATATTGATAGCATCGTTTAACTTCTTCATTAAATCTCCTTACTTTAGGAGGTGAAAAAAAAGGGACACACCCTAGTGATTAAACTAGAATGTATCCCTATATCCTACACTTACTCCTAGCTTACACTAGATTAAGTTTATGCAGTTTTACTGAATCGCTGGCAACAACCTGGATTAAGTACGCCTTCGCCCATCGCATAAGATGAGACAAGTAGAGTACCTAATTTCTCAGGGATGTAGTTAGCTTCTGACTTGATGTCAATAAGTTTAACAACACCAACTGCTTGAGGTGTGAACATATATCCCCAGTTGCCTGCACTAACATTGTTACTCATCACAATTGGAACACCTGCGATCTTGAATACATTACCTGTATCAATACCACCGTTGTTAGTAGTCCAATCACGATTAACAGCTTTTGAAGACTGTACAATGTTGTAGTACGCTACAGGGTTTACTACCATTATACGCTCACCTGTAATATCTTTAGTGTCAAAGCGTTCTTGTGCTTCAAACATAGCATCAACTAGCTCTTCAACACCAAGAGTTGGGCCAAGATCGAGATCTAGGTTTTTAGCAGGTTGACCTGTTTTAGGAGTAGCGGCTTCACACGCATCTAACTGTGCTACAACTGCTAAATCTACTTTCTTAGCTAAGATGTTACCAATCTCAGTACTGTACTGTCCACGTACTTCATAGTGAGCCATTGCTTCTTGCAGGTCATCTACGAATACTGAACTGTATTTACGTGCCTTGATTGTGATGACCTGCTCCGCTGTCGCAACTGAGCTAGGTACGATGTCCTGTCCGGGAGTGTGTACTGTTTCTGTAGTTAAGTTACCAATTACAGGGAACTGTGCCGACTTACCAGAGTTGATAGTTCTAGTAGTCACTAACGGAAGAAATACGTTCTTACGTGCAAACGCTGTTAAGACTTCGCCACTAAATACTTTTAGTGCAACATTTGTACCTGTTGTGTTGATTACGCCTGTTGATGCATTTGGTGCCCATGCCGCTGACCCTGTAGGGTTAGGTATGCTTGTATAATTTGCCATACTGTTTATTTCCTATGTATAAATATTAAATGTATCTCCTTTACGTGTACGTGCGTTTAAACGGTGTCCTACTACTTTAGACCTCAGTCCAAGGAATAGGGCATTTATACATACTTATACTTGCTTAGA